GGTGCGTATTCCTCGCGGTAGAAGCGGGCAGCGTCCGGGTTGATCTCGTCAGCCATGCGGCCAAGGATGGCCGAAAGCTGGTCGAGCCTCTCCACGTCGGCACCAGAACCGGCAACCGACTGCCCGGACTGGCGGATTGCGTTCCTGCGGGCCTCGGACACCTGTGCGCGAAGCGCCTTCAGGTCAGCGTAAGTGACATCCCGAATGACGGGCTTGCCGGTCTTCGGATCAACTCGCGTCACCAGACGGCGGATGCGGTTGGCAATCTCAGCGTACGGACCGCCGGCCAGCTTTTCGGCGTCGGACATCTGCGCGTCGATCCGGTCAACCGCTTCCTTCAGGAAGTCCCCGCGGACAGGGGTTTTCGGGTCAACAGCATCGTACAGGAGGTTCTTTTCCCGGCGAGCGAAACGGCGCGCGGACTCGAAGTCCTCGGCCAGGGCGGACGACACCCGCGGCTGATTGGCCCTGTAGGCTTCAAGCTCCGCATTCTGCCGGATCAGGTCATCACGAGCCGCCTGCTGCGCAGCCACGGCCTCATCGACCTGCTGGCGGGCAGCGCCTAGGGTTTCGTCATACATTTGCGTACCGCGATCAATGAACGCCTGCTGATTGGCATCCTGCGGTCGGGTGCGCTCGACAATATCGGACGCCTTGGCCAACCGGCGGTGGTCGCGTTCGGCGAACGGCTTCTGGTTCTTGGCGCGGGCGAGGTTCTCCCCGATGGCCAAGCCAATGTCATCAGCCAGCATGCCAACGGTCGGGATTTCCTCGGGCCACGCGAACTGCCGGTAGAAGTCGAGGTTCTCGTCAATATTCCCAACTGCACGGAAGCGGTTGGAAGCCTGGTCCTGCATCAGCTTGGCCGCGAAGTCCATATCCGGCGTGGAGTACCGCTTACCGGTTGCGGGGTTGATCGGGGCGTTGCTGTCGCCAGCCCATGGCGTCATGTTCTTGATGGCCCGACCGGTCCCACGCACAAGGCCCTCGCCCGCACTGAGCGCCGTCATGCCCCCGATACCTCCGATGAGCGCGGCCACCGCCTTGCCGATCGGCGTCTGAAGCTCTTCTGGCAAGTAGTCGTCGTGCGCCTGCGCGGCCACTCCGGACCCGAGGCCCGCTGCTGCGTCGCGGACAATGGTGGCGCCAGGGCTGGCTCGGTAGGGATCGGTCAGGCCCTTCAGGAAAGTACCGCCCTTTCCGGCCTGGGCTAGCTGCTGAACAGGACCACTGGCCAGGGCCATGCTGATCGGCAGTGCGGATCCGGCGAACTCCGCGGCGGTGCCAGCGAGCCGCGCGCCCTGAGACACATCCTCGGGCTGCACGATCGTGCCGCCTGCGCCCTCGTACAGCCTGCTGGCCATGTCCGCGATCCAGTCCGAACCGAGAACCGGGTTCTCGACGCGGTAGTCCATGTTGCCGCCGAACAGCTCGGCAACCTTGTCTATGCCCCACGCGCCGAGGTTTATCGCGCCGGTCGTCAGGTCAACGGGCGTGCCGAGGGCATTGGCTATGCCGCGGTAGCCGCGCTGGAGCGTGTAGGCCGTGTCCGTCATAAGGTTGGTTTCAGGCTTGGGCGCAGCAACGGGGGCGGGCGTGGCCGGAACCTGCCCGCCGAACTCAGCCGGGAACCCGGCCTCGAAAGCGGCGAGGTTGTCGCCGGACGGGGGAGTAGGTTCCGGAGCAGCCGGAGACTCGCCGACCACGCCGAGGGAACGCGCGATCTCGTTGACAGTAGCCTCCTGCTGCTCCGGAGACAGGGACAGGAAGCTCTCGTCAACCTGCACCCGCCGGCCATTTATGTTGAGCGTCGGCATTATTCGATACTCCAGATAACCCCAGTGCTAGTCCTGCGCGGCTGCTGTGTCGGCTGCTGCGCCCCTGGCTGCTGTGGTGCCGGCTGGCCGGGGGTAAGCCCGTTGAACAGCGCGTTGTCCAAAACCTCGTCGGCCGTGTTAACGATGCGTTCCAGCATGTTAAGCTTCGCCAGGAACCGATCCTGGTTCATCAGCCACGACTGGGGGTCACCCACGATACTCTTGAAATACTCCACGTCCTTGTCGGAAACGCTGCGGCCAGACTGGCCCGCAAGCGCTTCCGCCGCAGAGTAGACGAGCAGGTCGGAAATCGTGTGCAGGCTGGCCAGGTTCTCGTCAAAAAGGCCGGAAATGAGAGAGGGCGAAATGCCTTTTTCAAGCGCCCGCCTGCGAGCATCTTCGACGGCCTGCGCGACGCCATCGTAGCCAAGGCCGGTGGCGATACCGTTGGCCAGCGACGCCAGATCGGCGACCGTACCCTTGATAAAGCCCGGCAGGCCGAAGTTGGTCGGATCCTTTTCTGCTACCTCGCGCGTCAGCTGCAACAGGCCGCGGAACTTCTGGACCGCCAGTTTCTGCTCCTGCACCGCCGTCGTGGCAGCGGTGGTTAGAACGCCCACGTCCTTCGCGCTGCCCTCGACCGTGCCGAGGTAGCCACCGGGAGGAAGCGGATTACCCTGCATGTCGGTCAGGCCGTCGCGGGTTAGCAACACTCGCCCGTCCGGCAAGATGTAGTTCCTCACCCCACTGGCCGTATCCCCCTTCGGGTTGGCCCCAAGGACTTCACGCTGCTCCGGCGTGAGCCGGTCCAGCGTATCCCAGTTGTCCATGAGCTGCCGGCCTCGGGCCTGCGTCTCGGAAACGCCCGCGCCGAGCGCCGCCTGCTGGTACGGATCGAGCTCTCCGAGGTTGCCGAAGTTCCTGTCGAGGAGCATAGCCTTCTGCTGCGTCTCCGACATAATCGGCCGCGCCCCGGATCCAACCACCTGGCTGCGGGGCATGAAGGTCGGGCCATCCGGGCCGATAACCGGCTCCAGTGCGTGGTCGAACTCGTACCGCTTCTGGCCCGTCTCCGCATCAACGCTGTACTTCTTGTCCGCCCCGAGCGTGGTGTGCTTCCACCGCTCCCGCTCGTCAACCAGGCGGTCGGCTCCGCTCGGCGTATCGTGCGTGTACTTGCCGAGCTCGAAGGTGCGGTCCACGCCATACCGGCGGTCGGCGCTGGCCAGGTCGTTGGCCCGCGCCGTCTCCCTGAGGGTCGCGTCGAAAGCGCCGTAGGTGTTCCCATACCCCTGGCCGGAGGCGATCTGCCAATTCTGCGTACGCGGATCCTGTGCGCCGAACTGCGTGGCCGCGCCCATGAGGCCGAGCTGCGACAGGTTCTTCGGGTCGTACCCAGCGCCGATTACCGTCGCCTGGAGGATAGGGTCGGAGCCAAGGTTGTGCATTCCGCCCCTCGTGGCGATATGCCACATGAGGTTGTCTGTCTCGGTGTTGCCACGCTGGAGGGCGTACAACTGCTCCGCCCGAAGGGCGTTGCCGGTCTGGTCGCCCCAGAGGCGCTGGCCAAGGTTCCGAAGAACAGAACCGATCGGGTTCGGCCCACTAGGGGTCTGGAAAATCTTCACCATTACCAAAGCCCCGGATTAGTATAGAAATAAGAGGGGGACGTGTATCTGCGTTTGGGGACCGCGCCACCGCCGCCCGCGTAGCTTCCAAGCATGCCGCCGACGCCCTGAAGGATTCCACCGATCGGCGAGATCGGCCTGTAGGCCCGCGTCTCGGCGATGTCCTGCTGATACGGGAGCAGCGCCATATTGCCGGACGCGAAGTTCGAGTACATTCCGAGGTCGCGGCCGGCCTGTGTGTCGGCGAATCCCTGGTTCAGCCACATGTCTCCGTACCCGCCGAGGACGCCGAGCCTGCTGGCCTGGTCCTTGGACTGGTTGATGGCGTTCTGGAACCGCTTGGCCATGTCGGACTGGACAACCTGGGGCGTGGACCCCGCAAGGGGAACGTCCGCCGCGGGTGCGGGAGTCTGCTCGGCCGCGGCCTCAAGCTCCTGCGACCGCTTCTCCTTGGCTTCCTGCTCCGCCTTGTCCAGTTCTGGACCTTCCGTCGCACGCCGGCGCGCCTCGAACACCTCGCGGCTGCGCTCCGCCAGCTGATCGTTCTTGGCAAGCGTTCGGCGGAGCTCGTTGTTGCGGGCTTCGGCCATCCGCCGCTGGTTCCTCGCTATCTCGCTCTGTTGAATGGCGGCACCGACGCCGCTTATCACGGGGCCGGCCAGCATCCCGAGCAGTTCAATACCAGTACACATTGGCTTACCTCACCACTCGCCCCGAGCCGTACCCGGTCGGGTACGGGCTGATGTACCCGCTCCGGCCCTGGTACGGCCTGTTCTGCCTTGCGGACATGTAGTTGCTAAAGGCGTCGAGCGCGCCCGCGAATACGTTGCCGAGCGGCGAATAGGTCGGCGGCGCGACTANCGCGGTCGCCTGCCCGATCGCCTGGGCGTTNATNGCCTGCGGGTCCGCGGACGCCTCATTCAGGCTGTAAAGGTTCGATTTGGCGCTCTCTACCTGCCCGCGCAGCTTGTTGGCAGCGTCCAGAGCTTCGTTCGAGATGTTCGTGCGGGCGTTGGAGTGCTCCTTGGCCAGGTCGGCGAACTTGTTGCTGCCGATGGACGAGGAGAGGATGCCGCGATCCGCCAGGACCGCCGTCATCTTGTCCGTCACCTTGCCGTACTGCTCGTCCAACTGCGGGAAGTAGTACCCCGTGTAGTCGTCGCGGTACTTCTTGTAGTAGTCGTCGCCGAACTTCGAGAACGCCTTGTCGATGCCGATCTTGCCGAGGTTGACCTTGTGCTGCCGCATAAGCTCGCGCATTTCCATCGCGGCGCTAGGGTCTTCCTTCATCTTGTTTTCGAGCCAGACGTAATCAATGTAACCGCTGCCGACCTTGCGCAGCTTGTTCTTCAGATCCCACACTGCGGACGCAGGAATTTCCCCGCGAGCAGCCGCCAGTTCTGCCGCAGAAATAAGGTCGAACTGCTCCTTCCAAGCATTAAAATGTCCAGAATTGTAAGCGCTATATGGATCTCCGCCGCCACCACCACACATTTGGTTCGGCTCCGTCATCCCTAACAGAACCGGCGCAGCGAGTTCCGGCGATGTAACGCTTGCAATTTCCAGTATCTACCAAAACATCGCAAAGATGTCACGTCCTAAACAGAAAAACCTTGTCGTTGATCTGCTCGAACCCAATTGTTTTCAGCCACTTGGCCATCTTCGGATGCTTGGCGTGGCTCACCGAAAGAATCGGCCCGTACTTGGCCACGCAACTCTCCATGTGCCTGCGGCACAGCCTCACGGTCGTTATCGTCGGCTTGGCGAAAAACTCCTTCGTCGCCATCAGCCAGGTGGTGGCAATCGGGTCGCTCGGGCGGACCGCCAGTAGCGCCTGCGGGAACCCGTCAAACTCCAGAACCTGAACGTCGCTGTTGGCCATGAACTCGGCCATGCGGGCCATGAAAGGTTCTTCGGGGTACCCGAGGCTCTCGTATTCTTCCCAATGCTGGTCCGACAGCCGGTCCAAGATGGAATCTATGTCGGACCACCCGGCGCAGGGTCGTATCTTCATCTCGACTCCGTTGTGTCGTGGTGGACGGCCGTGGACGACAACGAGGCAAATCCGCCAGACTGGCCGACGAACCGAATGGCGAAGTGCGACGTGTGGCCCACCAACCCCAGAGAAAGCCGCTGGTACGTGGTGTCGTACAAGTGGCCCGCGTTGACGATCTTGGTGTGGTCGTCGGGGTCGATCAGGATCTCGACCTTCCAGACGCCCTTCGAGGCCATGTCGAAGCCTAGGAGAGCCTTCTGCGCAGCCGGGTCTTTCGCCGAAATGAACGGCGTCTCGATCACCGGCAGGAAATGTTCTTCGTCCGGGTAGCTCGTCCCCGACACGCCCCCGTATGCGTATATGGAATCCCCGGACCGGACCTCGACGCGCCGCTTGACGCGAACCATGTCCGAAATCTCCTGCCCGAAGTCCACGTAGCTCCAGGCCACGATCTTGGAGGACGGGAAATAGGACAGGACCACGATGTATTTGCCTATCGCCAGCATGTACCGGCCATCGACTGCCTCAATCGCGGCGCACGCCCTGGCCCGTCCGTTGTCGCCTACCTCGGCGAAGATCTCCTGCATGAAGGGGTCGATCGCGCTACCAACGTCCGACGTGAACGCCGAGTCCGTCATGTCGCGGCTTCGCAACGAGCGGATCCCGGTCTCATCGAGATAGTACACGTCATTCGCACCGTACGACACGAGCGACCGCGGGGCAAAAGTTCCAGTGTTTTCAAGAACTTGGATGAGTTCCGTGTTCTCGGCGTCGGCCATCAACCGATATATGACGATGGCTTCGCGGGCGAAGATCGCCACGTATTCTCCGTACGCCGCCATGCCGAACAGGGTGGCCGCGCCGTCAACCTCATTGGCGATATTGATGAAGCCGGCCCCGCTGCTCGTGTTGCTGTCGGTCCAGTCTGTCGGCGTGTTGATCTTGCAGAACCGGAGGAGCGAACCGGCGACCGAATACACGCGGCTCTTGTGGACGAACGCCACCCTGCCGGTGGCAGACGCCATACCTGTGGTTTTGTAGTCCACGCCGTTAAGCGTGATGGTCCACGAGGCGTCGAAGCTGTCGGCCAGGTTGCTGGCGGAAATCGTAACCGTCACCACCTTGGCTCGCGGCGCAACATAGGTCACGCCCCCGCTGAGGTTGGATGTCGTCGCCGTAACATCTCCGGCAGTCGTCACGGCCACCACGTAGCCGTTCACCGTAGCTCCGGCGCCAACCGGAGCCGTGATCGTGACTTCGGCGCCGCTGGCGTCCGCGCGGTATCCGTGGACGTGCGCGTTGTTATTGATCTCCACGGACAGGGCGTTGGCTGTCGCTGCGTTTGACTGCACCCAGTCCACCGGCCGAGACAGAAGCTCTACGCCGTTCACTTTGACCGAGGTAACACGGTTCACGCCGGGGGATGCGGACCCGCCTGTGATCTCCACCGTGCCCTCGGCACG